ATCCACAATTGACCGCTGGCATCGTTTGCCATTCGGAAATTGTAATCTGCGGCATCGTTGTTGTAATGGAAGTCAATGACTGGAGCGCTTCCCACAAGCTCAAAGCCGGCGAATTGTGGGGTTTGCGCTGTACCTAGCCCCAAAGCGGTACGCGCGGTTCCTTGGGTGCTTCCACCTGTACCACCAGACGCTATCGGGATCGGTGCCCCGGTTACGCTAAGCGTAGCAACGGTCAGGAGACCGTCGTACGAGTAGGACATAGTCGGGCCTGACGCCGTGTTGGTCGCGTTGACTGAGCGCCAAGTGAACCCACCACTACCTGATCCCCTGTTAACGAGAAAGTGGCCCTCGCCAAGACCGCTGGCGTTCCAACCCATATACAGGCCTTGCGTACCGTAAAGAGTCGACGCACCTTGCGCGCAAAGTTCAGTGAATGCGGCCCTTCCATCGCTTCTGCCTGTACCACCTTTGGCAATTGGTACAGTGCTCTCAATTGCTACCGAACCCAAACCCAAACCCGCACGAGCATCGGCCTGGTTTGCACCGCCAGTGCCACCTTTTGCGACTGGCAAAATATCGTAATTGCCAGTTGTACCAAGTGCGGCCATTTTCGGGCCGTAGGTATTCACCCAGTCCCTAACCTGATCAGCCAAGCCTTTTTGGTAGCCTTGAACCGGTGTTACTGCATAAGCCGCACCGGCGGCTGTTGGCCCCAGATACGGAGGGATGATCGAGATCACCGTATCGCTTGCGACGTTCCCAAGCTCGTATTGGCGACCGTCTGGGCCGATGAAGGCATCACCGATCCGAGTGTTTGCTGCAAAAGCGGTATTTGCACCGGTCACGGTGCTCGAATTTTGGGTAACAGAAACCGTTCCCAATCTGTGCCAAGGCATTGAGTATCTCCAGAAATAATGTGTGCGGAGCGGAAGAAGTCAGGCCAGTAATTTGGCGCAGAGAAATGGGCGGTGACCTTGGTCAGTCCAGGCGTTTGTTGCGAGGCTGTACATGAGGATGCGGCTGTTGGCGTAATCGACAGCCAGGGCGCAGCCTCCACCGGTTGATGCGTTGTGGCAGTTCATGGCGAAAGGATTGAGGGAGATGTATTCTCCTGCGCCAAGCAACTTGCCGATGCCCCAGATGTAGCGGCGCCCAACGGTCAGAACCTCGTCGCCGAGATACGTCCAGTTGCCGGCGGCGAAGGTGACCACCACTGCCGGTGCGCCGCTGTCATAGACCAGTGCGGCGTTCTGGTCCCATAACCGCAGGCCATATGCCACGGTGCCCATCGAAGCCCAAGCGGCCACGAAATATTGGCCGCTCAGCGTTGCCGTGACGTTGGACGCCTTCATGGCGAAGCCAGTCCAGTTACCCGGCCCACCAGTGAACCAAACCGAGATCGGGACCTGTATCACTCCCGCATCCGGGCGGACGAATACCAGTGGTGGGTCTTGGCTGGTGATGGCTCTGGCAAACACCCCCGACGCGTTGGTCGTTCCTGAATACGATCCTTTGGTTAGCATGCACAGCCTTGGCGCTTCGGAATCGATCTGAACAAATGAATTGTCGTTGATGCTTTGAAAGCCATAACTCATGTCGAAAACCTTATGGCGTAAGCTTTGGCGACAATCCTTGTCTGGCTGACTGACGCACCGGCAGAGGGGTTTTTAGGCAGGACATTCACCTGTCCCGGTGCGGTGGTGACATAGGGGTAGGACTTGGTGTTTCCCAAGCCATCGTTCTCTGCCGATTGCACATCCTGTGCCCTGGTCGGAATGATCATGAACACACAGTTTGCCGGGCTGAAGCCCGGGATGTTCAGCGTGTAGCTGGGTGTGGCGCCACTGAAATCGATCACGCCCTGCCAGATCACCTGGTAGGTAAAGGTGTTGGTGTCCATGGATAGGCCACCGTTTTCATCAAAAACACGCAGGCCAAATGAAGCCATGGTTTACCCCAGATAGCCGAGACGGACACGCAACACGTTGTTGGCGTCGTAGACCGAGACGTTGAGCGAATTGATCACCAGCCGACCCTGTCCAGGGACAATGCCGTTGATCTCCAGCGTTCCGTCTTTATTGAGAATCCAGCCCTGCTGGCCGGCGATGTAGTTGGTCGAGCTGATGTAGCTGCCGATCTTGGCGTTGGTGATGGTGCCGTCTTGGATGAAGGCCTGATTCATGAACACCTGGCCGCCCTGCACCGCGAACGGAACCGAGATGGCGCCGCCGGCGATGCTGTTGACGATCGCGAACCGATCCGCACTGACGAGGAACTGGCTTTGTAAGCCGGCCGCAGTGTTTTCGATACCAAGCCCGATGCCGGCGGCGATGTACTGCCCGGTGGAGGTGCTGTATTGCATCTTCACCGACCAGGTCGCCGCCAACTTGCCGTTCACGTCATTAATAATCGAGGAATTGGTCTCGATCATTGTTTGCTGCTGGCCGATTTGCGTGCCTTGGCTGCCAACTGTCGTGCTCAGCTGAGAGATCTGCTGGGCTGTGGCTTGCTGGTTCGTCACCACCACCTGTTCAAGCGTGGTGATGCTGGCCTCGTTGACGCCAACCTTTGCTTCAATCGTTGTCTGCCTGCTTGCCATCGCTTCATTTTCAGAGGCGCGCACCTTCTCTTCCGTCGCAATGGACGCAGTACTCGTCCACCCCTTCAGCGCATCCGCCAGATCGCCCTCGCCGTTGTCGTCACGGGAAGAAGCCCGCAGCGCCTGGAAGGCTGTCGCCTGAGCTGTGACCGCGCCGTCGAGCTCAATGATCTCGGCGGTGTTGATTGCGACCTGTTGCGCCAAGCCGTTGGCCGTCTCGACCGTCTGGCCAACGTCGAGCCAGTAGGCAGCATTCGGCGGCGGAGTATTGAGCGGCACGTTGCCGGTCGCCTGATAGATCCGCTTACCCACTACCACCAGGTCGTATTCAACGTAGGTTGCTTCCGGGTCGTACCCCTTGAGGCCGTCGAGCGCATCGATCTGCGCTTGAAGGCCCGGGATCTTGTCGATTTCATCGAGGATTTCCTGACCCAGCTCCGAGCGACCAACCTGCCCGGCGATCAGCTCCAATACTGGCGCCGCCTCCGAACTCGACTGCCCCTGCACCCCCATGCCGATTGGATACCACGGCCCGATATTGCCGATCTTGTCGACGATGCGACCCCAGAAATAGAACGTTACGCCGGCGGCCAAGCCAAGCATCGAGAAGTCGCTTTGCGGATAAGCCAGATCGGTTAGCTTGGTCGCGGCCTCAAGACTGGTGGTCGGCCCGTACCAGATTTCAGTTCGCTGGCTGTCCTCGGCACCGGCAGGGAAACCCCACTTGAGGTAGATGCCGAACAGCAGCGGCGTGGCAGTCAGGTAGCTGAGTGCCGGCGGCAGCCCCTCCTTGCCTTTGAGGTCGGTCAGAATAGAGTTGCGCCAGACCGAGGAGATGTCGAAGGCGCTAACCGCGCGGACGCGAGCCACATAGGCGCCGGCGTAAATGCCAGTCACGTCCACGCTGGTCATCCCGGTGCGCGGGAGCTTGATCCAGTTGCCGCTGTCTTTGCGCCACTCCACGTCATACCCGACGGCACCAGCAACCGCTGGCCAGGTAATGCTCATGGTCGCGACAGCGATGCCCTGGGAGACAACCGAGCTCGACGTAAGCGTTACGCTGGCCGGCGCCGGAACCACGGTGATCGGTATCACGCTGATCGGCCGCTCTTCCAGTCGCGCGCCGGTGTCGATGTAGGCAAACTTGCTAGGGTCGTACTGCAGCGCGGTGAATTCAAAATCACCTTCAGTCGTACGGCGGCGACGTAGCACTCGATAAAGCGGAATCGCCAGATCGTCCGCATCTAGCGCCCACTGGAGTTGCGCGACTGGTGGCTCGCTGTAAGCCACGGTGACAGTAACCGCGCGGCCATTCACGCTTTGCACCGTGCGTCCTTCTGCGCGACCGCCCGGCAAGTTGATGATCAATCTGTCCCCGGCCTTGGCCTGGGTATCGCGGTCGAGCGTCACGACTCGGCCGGCAGCTGCAGAAATGCGACCACCAATCTCTCTCCCCGCGAGAAGCGAGTCGGCGATCGGGATGATGTATCCCGGCAGAGCAATCGCGCCCTCCATGCCGGTCTTAAACGACACAGTGCGATCCTGATTGTTGCTAAGAATCGCCCACTTGCCGCGACGCTGAGCCTCTGATGCGCGAGTGCAGCCAATGGCGCTCAATTCGGTTGGGCGATCGCCATAGCGGCGTTGCAGATCCAGATCGGAAAACGGAATGACGTCGGTGTCGTAATTGTTTGCCGGGTTGTCGTAGCTGACCAGTGCGCGTGTATACCGAGTCTTCGCTGACGCGCTGCCGTAGGAGAACTTCCCGTCGATGACGTTAGACCGGGTGAACACATAGTCGATGTCCTGCGCGCGCGGCATGTCGGCCTGCATCACTAGCTGGCCCTGAGCCCAGTAGGTCATCCCTCGGTAAATGCCGGCGATATCGCGCAGCAGCGACCAGGCATCGGCCTTGCCCTGTAGGTT